GGACGTCTGCACCATCCGCGGGCTGTACAGGATGTCGTCGTCGCACCAGATGACGAAATCGTCCTGGGCCCCGGCCTCGTCCGCCGCCCGGGCCGCTCCGACAAACTTGGTCGCCGGGCCGTGGTCTCGGCTTCGGTAAATGGTGATCTTTCCCTCGTCCGCCAGCTTTTGCAGCTCGGCCGGAATCTCCGGGAACCGTTCCCCGGTGCGGGCCAGCTTTTCGGCCACGGACAGCACGATCTCGTCCGCCGGCATAGACTGCGCCAGCAGGCTTTGGATGGTGGGCAGGACGGTGTGGATCCGCTTCGGCGTGGTGGTCAGGCCGATGAACACCTGATTCTTTTTATCGACGGGATTGGGCAACCGCTCCGCCCCGGGGGGCACGGTCCCATCCTCCAGCAGGGCCGCATCCCAGCGCAGACCGGGCAGCGGCGCGTCCTTGGCCTTTACCGTCAGGATCAAGTCGCCCAGAGCCTCACTGATGGCTTCATCGGCGCTCTGCACAATGTGCAGCCGGTCCGCAATTTTGTGGCCCTTCTGAGTGAGTAGCAGGTGCTGGATGCCGTTGGAGGCGTCCGCGCAGTCCGTGTAGAGCGCCATGGATTTTAGGCAGTCATCGGGCTCTCCCGCGTGAATGACGGTGATCCGGCCCCAGGCTCCGCGGAAGCCGTCCCGCACCAGCTTGTTGGCATCCTCATGCTGGCCCAGCGCCCGCAGGCACTGCGCCATCAGCTGCCGGGGCAGGTGCTTGTACCAGCGGTTCTCCTGGTTCCAGTCCTGCGTGGACGGCATGGCGTCCACCTGTTTCAAAATGTGATAGGCCGTGGAAAAATCCCCGTGATCCATCCGGTCCGTGGCCAGCAGGCCGTGGGCCTCCCGGCGCATGGGGGAAAGCGTGATAGCCTTGCCGATGTGTTCCAGCCGTTTGGTGCGCTCGGCCAACATCATGGATGCCTGCACGTGGAGCTGATATTTTTCCGTGCCGCCCACGTCGGCGTGCTCCAGTGCCAGCAGGCACGGGCCAATGGCATCCTGATACTGGTTTTTGAGAAAATGCTCCTGGCATAGGTAGTACCACTCCATGCCGATGCCTTGCAGTCGGCTGGCGATAATCCGCTTGTTGCGCTCGGCGGAGGTGACCTTGGGCCCTGACGGCGCGTGCAGGATGCGGAGGTGATTGGCCACGCCGATCTTGGCGCCTTCCACGGGCTTCACCCTCTCGTGGATTTGCCGCTCCCAATAGGCGGAGAGCTTGCCGTCCGGCATCCGGCGGAAAATCCGTTCCCGGCGGTTGTTGCGCATACCTGAATTTTGAACATCGTACGTGGTGACCAGCAGGTCCCACTCCTCCTTGCCGGCTTCCCTCGCCTCAATCTGGGCGCGGTGCAGGGCCGCTTGGCCTTCTTCAAAGATGTCGTCGCAGTCCGCCCACAGGACGTACTTGCCCCGGGCCAGGCTAAACGCCTGATTTCTGGCAGCGGCAAAGTTGTCGATGTGGGGCCACTCCGCGTTCTCCGGGGCGTTGTGATATTCCGCAAATACGCCGGCCTCGCCGGCGGCGGCCTGCAGCGATTGGCGCAGGTCGTCCCAGCTGTTTTTACCGACGGCCGCCACGACGACGATCTCATCCCACAGGCCGCGGGCGGATTCGATGAGTCTACGCAAGATCGCCCCCTCGCCGGGGCCGGCGATGAGGGCGATCGAAACAAGCGGGGGGTGCTTCATTTTTTTGAGAGGAAGGGCGGCTGGACCCCCCGATCCAGCCGCCCCACCATTATGAGTAACTACTTAGACGATACGGACCAGCGAGCTGGTCGATCCGCGTCCCACGCCGAACAGCAGGATGTAGCTGCGGTTCGTGGTGCCGAGGGTGGGGTTCACCCACTCACGCACGGCGAGAGACAGGCCGCTTTCCGGATCCGTGACGACGTCCTGGGAGCCAGGATAGTTGTCGAGGGCTTCGGGCACGCGGGCCGCCACGATGAGGGCTTCCTTCTGGGCCGCAAAGCCCTTGGAAACCGCCGACGGGAGCGCCGTGTAGCTGAACACCTCGATGCCGTTGACCAGGCCGACGGAGCCGGACTTAACCGCGTCCCCTTGGATCTGGGCGTTGGCCACGATGTTGGAGTCGTTGAGCAAGCTGGCTTTGTTGTCCGGGGAGACGATCGCGTAGCGGTCGTTCGACGGGACTTTGTTGTTGTCCAGGCTGAAGCCCAAGCTCACCACGCCGCGGTACGTGAGCGCACCGGCGGAGACGGAGAGGGTCGAGCTGTAGGCCGTGGTCACCAAGCCGAGGAGGTTATCCACCATGCTCTTGCCGAGCGCGTAGGCCGCGCTGGAGGCAAAGCGGTTGATCAGGTCGATCGAGGAGCTGTATTTCTCAGCGTCCGTGATCGCGTAGGTGCTGTGGATCAGGTTGCTCAGGCTGATGGTGGCATCAGTCTGGGTGCGATCCTGGGCCACGTAGCCCTGCGTGGTGCTGTAGGCACCGGCGGTGCCGACGGTCACGAGGTGGGTGGTGATCGTGTCGTTCATTTTGGCGGGAACATCCGAGAAATCGGTGACCGCCTTGGTGAGGAAGGGCAGGGAATCCACCAGCGTGGTCAGTGCGCGCTGCGCAATGGCCTTGCCGTTGGAGACCGAGCCGAGTGTGTTAGCCATGGTGTGTGTGTCTCCTGGTTAGGTTATCGTGCGAACTTGATTTGTTTAAAAATCTCCGCCGCACGACGGGGATTCTTTTCTGCGTTGAACTGCGCCAGCAATTCAGCGCGAGAAAGGGTTTTTGAAACTTCGACCTCGATGGGCTTGATGCCGCGGGAGGCTTCCAGTTCGATGACCTTGGCGGCGAGCTCGGCCTTGAGGGCCGCGGCTTCGTTGGCCACGGGTGCTTCGGCCTTGATCTCCTCGATCTTGGCTTCGGCGGCCACGGGCTCTGGGACGGGCTCGGCCTTGGGTTCCTCGGCCACGGGAGCTTCCGCCACGGCGGCTTCGAGGTTCTTCTCGTCAGCCTTGGCAGCCATCGGCTCCTCGACCACGTCCTCGGACGCGTCGGCCTGCAGCATGGCCATGATGGCGTCCAGCTTGGCATTGATATCGGAGAGGGTGGGCTCGGCCAGTTTGGCGGGCTCTGCCGCCGGGGCCGCCGGGGCTACGGGCGCCGCTTCCATGGCGGGCGTCTCTAGCTTGGTTTCTTCAACCTGTGATGTTTTGGTCACGGCGTTTTGCTTGCTGTCAACCCGCGCATGGAAAACTCCGGTGGGGTTGGCGGCTGGAGAGGTCACAAGGTCAACAGAAAACAGGGTCTGGACGTCTGCCAGTTGCGTGCCATCGGCCGCCTCCCGGGGTACCCCGCTAAAGCTGATGGAAAATCCGATCTGGCCGGGCAGGGTGCTGATGAGCTCGCTGAAATAGGCAAAGCCGTCATGGCTTTCAAAAAGAGTCAGGTCGGCGCGGACGCGGCCGCCATCCAGTCCAAAGTTTTCCAGATAGCCGATGATGTTGGAGACGGATGACGAGTGATCGGAGAGGACCTTCACCTGCCCCGCTTCGTTTCCTTTTTCGACGACTTGGGAGAGGGTTTCCGCGTCGATGACCATGCCATGGCCCAAAGCTGGGCCAGCAGTGATGACGGAGATGCCCTTGAATTTCTTTTCGGCCATGCGCTGGCCGGGCGTGTCAAAACCCTAGCTTTTCTTTTTCTTGGCGGTTTTGTTTTTTAGCCCGATCGCCTTGGCCACCATGTCCAGCTCCTTGTCGGACAGCTCCAGATCGGGCTCGTCTTTCATGGTGAAAGCCTCGGTCAAAACGGCGGCAGGGGCTGGCTCGGCCTTGAGCTCAACCGGGGCCTGCATGGTCACGGTGACGGTGGGCTGGCTCATTTCGGGAGCCGGGGTCTGGGCGGCCGGCTGATCTGCCGGAGGCTCGGAAGGAGGGGTCTGGGCCGCGGGAGCCGGCTGGTTAGGAATGAACTGCACGTCGGCCACTTGGATCCCGGCGGCGTCGCACTTCTGCCTGATGTAGACTTGCTCAGCGATCTTCTGGTCGATGGCATCCTGCCAGTCCTCTCCCCTGGCCGCATAGATGTCGGCATAGGTGGTGAGGCCCAGCTTAAGGTCCTCGCGGTCGGCGGCGCTGTCGCGCCCAGCGTCGATCGTGGTCTGCTTGGGCGTGTGGAATGTGGACTGCCACCACCGGTCCATGCCGCGGGGCGGGGTAAGGTCACCGCGCTTGATGGCCTTGGCCAAAGCCCAGAGGCGAACCCGGGAGACCAGCTGGGTGATGATGGCTTGGCTGATTTCATCGAATCGGCGCTGGGCTTGCGCCAAGACAAACCGCTGGGAGGGGCCGGAGAGATCGGCTTTCCACAGGTATTCATACGGCAGGCCTAGGCCGGACGCCACGGCCCGCAGGAACTGATCCATAAACTCGGTCAGATTCGGGCTGGGCCGGTCGTCCTTGATCTCGCGGATCTTTCGGCCGTTGGGCACGTTCCAGATCGCCCCGGAGCCAAAGATCCGATCCGTGGTAATGCCATCGGTGGTGGTGGTTTCGGGACCAAAGAATCCGGCGCTCCCCTCCCCCTCCAAGGCCAAGCCGATGGTGGAGGACCGCTTCACGCTGACCATGGTGTTGGTCAAAATCTCCTCGCGGTCTTGGATCAGGTTAAGGCAGGTGACTAGGCGGGATAGGCTGCGCAGCTCGTCGGCCCGGTCGCGCTCCGCCAGCACGATCAGATCCGGGGATTGAATCTCGGAGAATTTGTCGTCCTGGCCGAGGTTGATGTAGTAGGAAAGCGGGCGGCCCTGTGGATTGACCCGCACGCCGTCGATGATGCGCTTGTCGCCTTGCAGGTAATCTGGGGTCTCGCATCGGTGGGCTTCCACCATTTGAAGCATCGGCCAGCCGTCGCCGTTGTCGGTCAGTAAAATAAAGAGCTCATTGTCGCGTAGCATGGTGCGGGTAGCCACCTGCTGAAGCGTGTTCCAGTCCAACAGGCCGCGGACATCGCAAGCTAGCGACCAGTTGGCCAGCCATTCCTCGGTCGCCCGGTTCCAGCCCTCATCGGAGGTGCGGGATTGCATCTTAATCCCGGGGCCAACGGAGTTGCGAACCATGCAGTCAATCGCCCCGCGTACCACGGGGCTGTTGTAGAACCAGTACCGGGCCAGACCCAGGACCTGCTTGCGGCTTTGATTGGTGACATCGGTTCGCGTGTCCTGCGGGGTGACGTAGATGTGCTGGCGCTTGGTGTAATCCTGCGCCCCTGCCCGGACAATCCGGCCGAACCAGCTGCCAAGACTCACGGATTAATCGGCAGCATGATGCCGAAGTTGGGGTAACTGACGTTACCGTTGCTTTTGGTTAGGAAATTTTCAATTTCCGCGCTGGTGGTGAAATCC